AAGTTACCTATACGTTTAGCACGATAGTCTGCTGTTGATTGATTGTAGTTAATAAATTTAGCAGTAGAAACGTCCCACCAAATTGTACCCACACGTTCAGCACCCCAGGTCATTCCATAGTTATTTGATTCACCATTGTTATACTGTGCTGGATCATCAGGTATAGTGATGTCAATATTTTGTTGTGCCGCACCTAGTATCTTACCTTGCATTGGATCAATGTAATCTAAATATGTTAATATCTTGTCTGTTACTTTGTTATAAACAAACATCGAGTTGATAAGTTTTGTATCTACTGTAGGTGTTTCTTTTTCTACAACTTGCCATACTGGTGTAAATGTTTCATTAACAAATCTTACAATACGACCATTTTTATCTGAATCAGGATCTTCAGGATCAGCCAATTGTGTAGGAGCACCAATTAATAATTTTGCATTACCGTAGTCAACACTGGTACCAAAGCCACTTAGTGGATGTACCAAGTCATCATTGATTTGCTGACCAAATACAAACTTACCTGGATTAGAGTAAGTGTCTGCATCACTGATTAAGTAATCGTATGTATAAACAGCACCACTCTGTGTTTGTACATCTTTAATTTTAGTTGCACCTGAGTCTAATGTTGTTATGTTTGTGTCTAAGGTAACTTCTAAGTTTGTAGCACCATTAGGAGCACCAATCACAACACTAAACGCATCATTTGAAATATCTAACGCATGGCCAAATCTAGCATTAGTAATTGGATAAGGGTTTTGAATTGTCTGCATTGCCGGGAACAACTCAAGACCTAAATCTTCAATCATTGAGCTTGAATCTGCTGGGTATATATAAAGTTTGTTGGCCGCAGGTGCCGCATTAACATTTATTAAATTAATTTTAATTTTTCCATTGACCACACTAGCAGTTACATTTGGAATATCAGCATTAATAATATCTTCTACGTAACTTTCAACTGTTGTGCCTGTAGCAGTAACATAGTAATTATTAATACGTAACTTATTGCCCACTGTGATTGTTGGATTAGTCACATTACCTTCAACTGAACCGTATAGTCTTGAACGATTAATGAAACGTGTTACAGAACCTGCTGAGTCTAGCGTTGCTGAATCACCAGGACTACCAACATAGATAGAACAATTAGTTGGACATACTTTTACAACATAGCCAAACTGTGCACCTTGCATAACATCTGGTTTTTGTAATGTATCTGCTAGTCTAAAGTTGTTGGTTTCAATCTCAACAAAGTCACCCAAATCAACAGCTGAATCATTGATAGTAAATGTTTTACCAGACTGTGTATAATCACCTTTAAGTAAGTAACTATCACTGTTATAAAGATCAACATTGTTAACAGTTACTCTTGCAGTGCCTTGAATTGTTTCTGTTGTTGTAAATGTTAATTCAGTAGATGACCCAACTTGGAAACGTTCTGTGTCTCTGTCATATACATATACTTTACCTACATCTGCACTAGAGTCTTCACCTTCGCCTGTAGTTGCACCAATAAACAATTGACGTCCTTCTGCAGTTGTTGCAAGACTTGCGCCAAAGCCGTTACCTGGCACACCAGGATTACTAATAGTTAAAACGTATTTGAAATGATCAATTGTTTCAACTAAAATTACATCATCTACTGGAGGTGCTATTGGATTACCACTGGTATCTGTTAATGTAAATGTAATTGTTTTAGTTAACTCATTAAATGTATAATCATAACCCGGTCTTAGTAGTTCTTCATCTAGTGTAACATTAAATGATTCTAAAGTTGTTGCTTTATACAATGAACTAATATCATAGTCATTCGTAGCGCCATCACCAGTGGCTTGATATACATACTTGCGTACAATTTCAACTCTGGATCCTTCTTTTGGTGCTTCGGTAAATGTAATATTGCCGCCTGTCATAGTGTAGTCTGTAACAGGAACTTGTACAATATTATCAATATTCATTGCAATTTGTGTTTCATCGTCGACTTCAATGTAATCACCAACGTTGTAAACTAGAGTAGAACCATCTGCTAAAAATTCGTGTTCTTGTTGTTCATAATCATGATACTGATATGTGTAAACTTTTTCTTCTCCAGGAGAAGAAACAAAAGCCCATTTATTGTCATGTGTAATCGTTACACTTTCGCCAAATCTATCACCAGTTGCTTGTGTGAGAATTTGTAATTCTTTAATAACACCAGCACTAACCTGTTTAACTAAAACTGCATGTCCTTCACCACTTCTTGAACCAGGTGCACCAATGATATGCCAAGTGTTTTCAGCACAATCAATACTTGTACCATATTCACTTACTTCTTTGTCAATAACACTTGTGGTTTTACCTAACGTTAAACGTGTGCCTTCAGATAAGTCACCGTTGCCCAACGCACCCCAGACATAAACAGCACCTTGACTGTTCCAGTCAGGAGCACCAGACATAGCAACTAATCCGTCAGTTGTTTGTGAAACTACTTTACCAAAGTTTGCATTTGGAGTCGGTACTTTAACTGTTTTACTCCAAATATTATCTGTATCATTAAATGGATTAAATTTTTGTAAGACTTTCCATTGTGTGCCATCTACCCAAATCTTTTCGCCTGTCTGCATGTTTTTAATATAAGGTAGTTCAGCAATATCACTGCCTTGGAATACTTTACTTGATTGTAAGACAAATGCCACACCTAGTTCTTCTAATGAAACAATCTGATCTGGTAATTCTAAATCAATAATAATGCGATCAACAGCAGGAATGCTTTTAGTTTTAAATGCACCGTTAACTAAATCATCAAAGAATTTAATTACAATAATATCATTCTTTTGTAATCCATGATGACCATTAAATGTTACTGTTGATGTTCCATCTAAGTTGTCAAAAACTATAACAGGTTCTGCACGTAAGATAGTTGCACGATAAACATTCCAACTATAATTGTTGTCTTTGGCTACCCAAATTTTTGTACCTTCTTTGATTGCATCAAGGTTTTCTATAACAGTTGATAAATTATCTAATTCAAACGCTTTGATATCTACGTCTTCAATATTAACAAACCCTGCTGTTGGTAATGACGTTTCAACATCTAAGTAATCCGTAGTAGGTAATATTTTTTCATCGTTAACTTTATAACTTGATTTATAAATTTGATCAGGTCTGATAATTTGGTTAACTGTTGTTCCTGAAGTTGTACTGTTAGTAATTTTTATTGTTGCTGGATTACCTGTTAACTTGTCACTGTGAAGATTCAGATCAATGTAACTTCTATTAGATGTTGCACCATAGAATCCTGAACGCACTGCCCAGTTTTCATAGATATCATATTCTGTAAGTTCTTTATCAAGTTGAGCACTCTTAAACAAGTTAAGTGCTTGATTACTACCTTTATTACCAATAAAGTTTTTATAGATATTTGTTTGACTTACATCATCTAAACTAAGTCCTTGCATGTAATCTCTTGAACGGAAACCAATTAAGCCAAAGCCTAGTAAGTCTGCATCAGATTCTAAGTTTGCTTCTGTTAAATCATAGAAGTGTTCACTCTGTTGTGCTTTAAGAGCAATATTTGGAAGTAGTCCAGTTTTAATTGATTCGTATTCTGTTTCTGCCCAGTCAGCAAAATCAAATAGTTCTGCAGGATTTAAACGTTTAAGTGCTGAGTAATAATTATTTTTATACTTAACGATATCACCTTTTGAATACTCTCTGTTTGATTTCCATTCCTCAACGTCAGGCTGATTCATAATAAAGCCAGGAGCATTAACAGTACCGTCCCAGTTATCTGACACTGTACCAACTAATTTAAGACGTTGTTGTCTTGCACCTGTAGCTGGATCATATAATAAGTCATTAAAGATACTGGTGTTTGAAAATACTAATGCGTGTTCATAACTTGTAAATTTAACTTTAACAAAACTAATTGCATTCTCATCTAATGTTTTAATAACTAGTTCGTTACCAATTCTATCCCATCTTAGATTTTCTTTAATAATTGGTTGTAAGTTTTGATTTAAAATAAATTCATCTGCACGTTTGCCAAGGATAGGTGTTGCCACTGCACCAGCACGTTCAATACGTAATTCGTTAGCGGCAGGATTTAAATTAACAATAGAACCTTCTTGCCATCCTTGTTGATTCCAGTATAAGAATTCATTGACCATTTGACCCCAGTTAAGAAGATAATCATTTTCTTTATCTTCAAACACAAAGCCTTTTGATTCTAACCATTGACCATAACTTACTATGAAGTCTACTAAGGCACCTTTAGTGGTAAATGTATAACCATAAGGAACAAGTACTTCTTTGTTAGAAAAATCAAGACTCATTCTAACATTGTCGTTGCCTACAGTAACATTCTTATAGTTGCCATTGGCAATTGATTGGAATATTTTAAAGTATGGTTTTTCTTTTGAGTTACCATATACTGCATAACCGTTAGCAACTTTTTGTACAATAACTGAACTGTAAGTTACTTCGTCAAATGGTTCGTTATTGTATAATAATATTTCATAACTTTCATCTGGTAACAGTAAGTTTGCATTCAGCGAGTTAGGTGATGTTTTTTCTGTAAACACTTTTAAGTATTGTTTGTCAGTAAAACCACCTACTCTATAAACTAAATTAATTTTTGTGTTACGTAATAAATCTACAATTTCTTGTTTGTTAGCAATACCTTGTCTACGTGCAAAGTCAACACACCAGTTGATGTATGAGTGTTTGATAGTACCTTCACCGTATATTTCAAGATTCCGCGAAGTTAATCTATAACGACCATCTAATACATATTGATCTAATTCTGAAGAATAAATGAATCTATCTCTGTCGGCCATTAAACTAAAGAACTGTGCAGGTTTAGTCTGTGCTAGTAACTTCATAACAGCAAATGGATATGCTGAACTACGTCTCCAGGCTGTTTCAACTGGACCCATATCACCTACTTGCCATGACTTACGTGTACTTAATAAATCATAGTTTTGTACAAGTACATCAAAACTTGCTTCTAAGTCGCCTTCGTCTCCGGTAGGAATAATGTTTTGTAATCCTGGTCTTGCAAAGTCAGCAATAGTATATTCACCATCTGGATGATCAACAACACCATTAGCCATGTCATCCCATAGAACCATGTTGTCACCTGTGTAAGGTGCTGGACCATATTGTCGTTGCCACCACTCTGGTTCTTCCGACATACCAAACATTTCCCAAGGACGTAAATGAGGAACATCTGTGTCGTAGAATTTATAAAGGTTTGCTCTCCAACCGCCTTTAAGTAGTTCACCATCTACTCTATCTGTAGCTCGTGAGTAGTTCCAAGTTTTCTTATTGTTTTCATCGTAGTCTTGTGTTTTGTAGTCTAACTTGTTCCAGGCTACCCATGATAAGAAACTTTCACTCATTAAGTCTGCAATTTCTGAGTCACTATAATCGGTGGTTCTAAATTTACCAGGTACTACATCATACCAACGTAATGGTATTTTTCTTTCTTTAGGTAGTTTAATATTGTTATAGATTCTTGATTCAAATTCATATAACACGTCATCACGGTTATCGCCGTATGTAATCATTCTTGAGCCATCGTGGCCTTGTAGAATTCGTTGAGGTGTTGTATATGAATCATCTGTAAAGAACTCAGGTTTGAACACATCAAACATGCCCATCTTAGTTGGTGTAGGTGGAACAAAACTGCCAGCAGTTGATGCGTACTCTCTAATCTTAATTACATCACCCTGGCGAAGTGTGTGAACATCACTTCTAATAGTTAGTCTAGGACCATCTGTTGCTATTGTATAGTCTACATCTTTTAATAAAATGGTATCGTTTAAGTAAACTAGTACACTTTTATAGTTTGCTTTTGTAAAGTCATATGTGTGTAACAAGTCAAACACATTATCATCAATTGGTGTAATAGTAATTACAGTTTCTTCGTAGACTTCTCCACACGGAATCGTGTCTGCCCAATAAAATGGCATGTCAGGGTTACGGCCTCTATTAAGATCAGCAAACGCTTGATCTAATCGTTCAGCGGCTGTACCTTGATAATCATTTTTTGTTAATGTATCAACTAATCGTGTTTTAAATTTTTCATATTCATTTGAAGCATAGTCAACTGAGTCAAAGAAATTAATGTTTGAGTCTTTGGCAAATACTGCTGTAAATTGTAATGGTGCCGATTGTTCAACAATTTGTCGACCATATGGTGCAACATTGCCTAGGTCTCTAAGATTATTTTCACCTAGTACTGTGCCAGATAATTTAGGATGACTTTGTGCCAGTCCTACAAAGTGATTTCTAATAGTACCAAGTGTTACAGTTTCAAATGAATCGTTAACTGAGTTGTCGCTTAGGTTGCTTGGCATTTCATAATAAGCAACACTGCTTATCTGATCACTGATTACATGAATGTTAACTAGTTCTGCTGTTTCGTTTAATTCAACAGTAGTAGTTGTTGCTGTTCTAGATAATGTATAGTTGTCTGGATCCACGTAAGCATTATCAACATAGACCACAACTTTGTTATCACCGTCAACGTATCTTACATCACAAATACATTTATTAGTGTTTGTAAATGCAAAGATCTGTGCCTGACGTGTTGTGTCTACTGCTTTTTCCCAGCCAGTTTTTAATGCAAAGTTTGTTCTATCTGAGTACTTTCTAATAAAGCCTGTAGCAACATCTGTTTCTGTAGAAACATTGTTAATGGTATAAACAAATGTGTCTTTATATAAATTATTTTCAAATACAATATCACCAACGTTGTTGATGTTTAGATATTTTAATCTCATATCTAATTCAGTATCCAATGGTCCAGTTCCTTCTGCATAGCTGAATAATTCTGTACCTGCAAAGTTGGTTGATGGATAAACAGTGTTATCACCAATTGAATAACCTTCTCTGTCAAATATATCAAACAATGGTGCTTGGTTAACTTTTGTTTTTTGTTGTGATGTTATCCATTTATCACCTGTATATCTGTATGCTTTACCTTGTAATGTTACGCCTGACTTAACAAATGTTGTTTGATCCGCTAATACTTCAGCATCTTCTGCTTCAAGTAGTTGAATAATTTTTTCACTTGTTTGTGTTGGATCTTCTGTTAAGCCCACAGGATCTACCATTCTTACTTGATAAATTTTATTACGTACTCGTGGGTCTTCATCAACAGCAAAAATTACTCTACATCCATCAAATAAACCTAGGCCGTCAATACTGTAACCAATTTTACCTGCAACATTTGACAAGGCGTCTTTTTGTCTTAGATCAATAATGTCAACAGCACGTTTACCTTCAGTACCAAAGTTAAATAATTTTAGTCCATCATTAAATTCTAAAATAGGACGTTTAGCACGAGCTGTTTGATCTAAGTTAGCAACTGTTTTATTATATTCTGCTGATGCTTTAATTACTGAAATGTGAAACCATCTGTTTGAACGTGTCCAAGGGTTTTTATCATTAGACCCTCTATTGATTGTCATGTAATCTTTAATAGTAGGTGCGTTAAGTGCAGAGTCCCATGGTTGTTCATCAAAGCCTGTAACGTCAAAAGGTTGTGTTTCACTAACTGTATATTGTTCAGGAGTACCAAAGTCTTCTACTGGCAACAGTTTAATTGCTGAGCCTACACCTTCAACATAATAACTCTTATCTTGATATTGTTCTGGTTTGGTGCCACCGCGGAACTGTACTTTCATTCCATTGGTAAACCTAACACCAGTAGGCGAAGTATATTCTTTTTTACCTAAGATATCTTCAATGTTTAATGTTAGTTGATCAACAGCATCAACAACACGGATAATACCAAATCTATTTGTGTCTGTGCCGTCTTGATAATACAGTGTATCTTTAATTGCTGTGATATGTGGTTGAAGTTCAAAGAAACCTTCAGATGTTTTCCACATAAATTTATTGTTGTATTCTGTACCATACTGAATGTGTACTTTAGACAAGTTAGGAATTTCTCTAACTTTGTTAAGTACCATGTATGGGTTTTTACCTGACGCATCAAATACATCACTTGAGCTGTCTTGGCCTTCATATCTATATTCAATTCTGTAGATACTGTAACGATCTGTTTTAGTTGTTATTTCTTCAGACTCAGCAAAACTAGTACCGTTTGCGTCAAAGTTTTTATCATCAAAGCGTGAGTCACGTTTCCAACCTGAATCATCACCGTTACCTGGATTTCTATTAATAAAGATAATTGTTCTGTTACGTAGATCAGTAACTTCATCAATACCGTCATGTTTGTCTAAGAATGGTCTTACTAATTGATTGTGTACTTCGTCAAAACGTAAATCTGTAACTAGGTCTACAGTTGCAACTGTATCCATTTCTAAGAAAAAGTTTTGTTCTGTTTCTAAAGGAACATTAAATTCAACAACACCGTTGTCGTCACCATTGTTGGTAACACCCATAACTTCACGGCTTGACTGATTAGGTTGTCCAGGGACTAATCCATTAGATCCAGGATTTGTTTGGATCCAGAAAGGTGTACCTGTTTGTTGTACATTAAATTTATAGTTGCCGCCACGTACAACTGTAATAGTTGGGTTAGTGCCTTCAACACCACTTAGCGTATAATCAAATTCATTTCTTGAAACAGTGTAAGCATCTGAAGTAGATATTTCAGTAGCACCAACATCAACTGAGTCTGGTCCTTGTGGTAACCAATAGTATTGTGAGAAGTTAACAAACTTGTCGTAGTCTACAAATGGATCCCAAGCATAATAGTCAGAATCAAATAGTCTATCGTGTCTGTTGGTTAATGCACCACCAACTTGTAGTGCGTCAACAATACCAGGATATGATAAGAAGTCACGTGTTTCACTTGTGTCTGTTTTTTTCCAAGTAACTGTTGGCTCTAGTTGATAGGCCGCACGTTCCTGATCTTGTTCAAGTACATAACTATCTTTACCGTCAACACCAAGACCAATTCTACGACCAACAAATCCTTCAATCTTTCTTAATTGAGGACGTTGTACAATTTGATCAAGTGTGGCATTAAGAAACTTTTCGTTGGTTTCTGTTCTAAATATTTCAGGTAATAGATCTATAGTTCTGGTATATCTTGCCATTGTTTATCCTAACTCTTTTTCAATGCACCAGCTGTAAGTGCATCAATAACTTCAATATCATTCACTGTGGCCGCATTAACAAATATTTCGTTTGGTGAACAGCGTACTTCATATAAATCGCCAAATGTTTTTGTTGGATCTGTTGGTACAATAACCACAGAACTTACAATGTCACCTAGCTCCTCGTGTAGGTATGCTGATAATTCTGAGAAGTAGAATGTATCACCAAAATCCCATTTATCAATAGTAAAGTATTCATTCAAAGCCTCAACAACACGTGATTTAATTTCACCTGTTGATACTACTACGTTGGCTTGTTTAATAACTTTAAGTGTGCCTTGTAATTCTAAACTTGCTTTTTCGCCAAATAATGGTTTGAATGTTACAGAGTTAAGAATCATATTATCACTTGCCATTTTATAATCTTCTAAACGATTGTAAGCCAATGTAAGCTCATCAATGGTTGGTTGATTTGGCATTGTAATTGAACTGGTTGTATCTTTAATCCAATTAGTATAATTTGTATAGTAAGTGTTAGTCACTAAGAATAAATCAATAATGTTTGTTAATGCTGGATCAATTCTACGTGTGTTAGGTGAGTTATGTTTGTATTGGAAATACAAATCTTGTCTACCTACTGCTACACGATAGTCCGTAGTTTGTGAGATAGTAAATTCATCACCTACAATTGATAGCTGATAGAATTTTTTATCTGTGTAAGCATAAAATACTTGACCAGTTAAGTATTCAGTTTTTTTATTTTCAATTGCTTCTAAGTTAGCAAACATCATATTGATTACACCACTAGCAACTGGTACCCATCTTTCTAAATTGTCAAAGTCTGTTTGACGATTAAAGAATACATATTTTGTATTTGGGTTTGTGTTTGGATTAACTAGATCCTTAAAGATGTCTGGGTTATCAGCAACGTCATCAGAGTCTTTATCTGAATAACTTACTAGTACTTTAAAGTTATCAACAAAACCGTCTGTTTCAACTTCTTGTCCAATAATATCTAGTCTAACATCTGTTGTTAGGTTTTCGTTGTTATCTGGTTTAGTGTTTGCTTTTAATACTGTAACGTTATCGTTAACAGTTTTGCCTGTTTTAGGATCATATACTTTTGAATTTGAATCAAAAATAAATCTATTTTCTAAGACTGATGCAAAGTAATAACTTAGATCTCTATACTTGATTGTGTATATCTCACCATCTGTAGTAAATTGTATTAACCATGAAGCATCACGATTAAGGCCATCTGTGTTTCTAGCAAAGTCTGTATTAAAATCTGCATTTTCATTTAAGTTGTCTGTTGAGATAATATACCAGGTTGCTGTTTTTTCGTTGTAGCCTAGACCAAAGTCTCTGTAAACTTCAATCTGTTCAATAATTTTATTTTCAAATGTTGTTGGTAAGTCTGTAATAAACTTAGGAATAATTTCTGTTGGAATACAACCATTTGGAAGATATTCATTAAATGTTATTGGGCCTGTACCATCACTTAAATTACCTTGGCCAAAGTTAGTGCCATCTAACACTAGGTTAGTTACAGTTGCCCATAATACTAATTTTTCATTGGCTTTAGTTGGTACACCTGATTGTAATCTGTTGTTGGCATCAAAGTATTGATTCTCAGGTGGTACAAATTTAACTAATGCACCTTCTTGAATATATTTGGTATCGCTACTAGCAAACTCACCTACTGCCACAGCACCGCCACTTAACGTATCTTTAAAATAACCTGTTGTTTGGTTAACAATAGCTGTTGAATGATTCCAAGTAAGATTAGTTACTGGAATACGTTGGAACTTATCGTAGAAAAAATGACGTAGTGAACGTGATTTAACTATTGGTTCTAAGGTTCCTTGGATTACATCTGCAATATCATTTGTGTCTAAGAATGAGAATGTTTTTGTTGGATCAGTAAATGATCTATATAACATACCATCACTGGCAAACGCTGTTGTTGATGAATACTTGCCAGTTGGATCTAATAAGTCTAACTGTCTGTTAATACCAACACCTGTACGTGCCACTGCTTTTGATTTTAGAATACTTGTAAATCTTGTGTATGGGAAGTTGTTATAGTCTTCACCGTTGACCATTCTGTTCTGTGTGTAGAAAGCCGCTGGTGCACGTTCTTTAATTTCTGCAATCGTTTCTCTAACTTTAGCGTTTGAAACTGGTGTTTGTAAACCAACTGTTAATGTTAATGTTTCAACACGACCTTTACGACTTACATAGTTAATAGGTACTTGTATGTTTTGAATTTCTTCTGGGTTAATAACATACTCTAAACCATTTGATTGTCTAACATAAGTTCTGTAATCACCTAATGGAATTTTTGAAAATGTACCATCACCAAACTGTAGACCAATTTGATCATTTGTTCTTGTGTTAACTTGATAAATTGTTTTTTCTCTTTGACCACCTGTTTCGTCGACTGCATAAATGTTGTCTACTGGTGACCATTCTGTTAATAAGTTTCCGTTGTTTGATAATTCAAATAACCAAACATCATTTTCGTTAACACCTTCAATGTTAACATTAATTGTTCTGTTTGAAATACGATCAACAAGTGTAAAGTCTTGATTGGTCAATGCACCTTGTTTGAACATAAAGAAGTAACCAGTACTTTCTGAACCATAGCCTAGTTTGTCATTTTTGTAAAGCACATTAAATGCACCACCTGGCTGTGGACTTTGTTCATAGATGTAAGTTTTATTAAGTGATGTACCTGAAACAATTTCAAAATCCATTGCAATACCATCAACGTCACTTTCAAAACTAGCAATAGGTAATGTGTTTGGTGTTGTATTGATTTGATATTCGTCTGTAGAAACACCTAAAATCTTTTGGCTGTTACCTGGGCGACCAAAGCGTTGGCTATCCACCATGGAGGCATTCATAATTGCGTTAAACTGTTCTAACCAATCAGGGTTAGTAACGTCATTCCAGTTAATTGTAAGTCCAGATAAGTTTTGATTGTTGTAGTCTAATACTGATTCTGTTGTTGACACTGCTGTAACTTTTAAGAAACCGTGACCATTAAGGTTACGCTTTGGAGTATATCCAACAAGTTTAGCAAGTTTAATTACTGAGTCTCTGCGTTCTGCTGTGTCTAGAAAGTTTTCACGTGTGTTTAAGTCACTACGGAAAGCAAGACCTTGACCCATAAATGCGATCAAGTCTAGTAAAGCAACAAATTCACTTGACTCTGTAAAGTCGTTGAATGTTTCTGGATAGTATAGACGTAAGTAGTCTACCATTGACTTTCTTAGAGTTTCAAAGTCGTAACTCTGAAAGTCTGCTTCTTTGAAAGTACGGTATAACTTCTTCCAATCTTCCGCCCCAAATATAGCGGTTTGTCGTGTAGTCTTAGCCATAGATTACCTGTTTCCTATTATTGTAAGTATTTATCACTTTAATAATAGGCGTATATTATATGTAATCTGCTGTGAGGTTTTCTGTGTCGAGGAATAGTTTAAGCATCTGCGATTCTGAAGATGCTTGAGTTGATACTGCTAATTCAACTAGTAGACCGTTGTCTTGTGTGTAAAATACAACATCATCTACACGGACTCTAGGGTCTCTTTCAATGGATTTACGCAGTTCGTTTTCTATTTGTCTTAGTGATTTATCATCAATTGATTCAAACAAGTAATCCCATAAACTAGTACCAATGTTTGGTCTGCCAGGAACTTCACCTTGTCTAATCAAAAGACCGTTTAACAAGTCACGTTTGATTAATTCAAAGTCTTCTAAACGAAACTTTTTGTTTCTGTTAATTGAACTGTATCCGTAAAACTTTGCCATAGTGTATTATTTATCGCTTATTTTTAGAAGAATTTTGGCTTCCTAATACGCACATCACCTGTTATTTTATTAACTGAGTTAAGCACTGCTGACACATCAACTGTATTAGCAAAGCCGCCAGGGTTAGCATAACTCTTACTTAAATTACTAATCTTACTTTCTACTAGACCAACTGCATATTGAGAGTTACGTGCTGTTTGCTCAATACCTGAATTAATTAAAGAGTTACCGCCACCTTGTGTCCAAGATTTAACTGCGTCGGCACCGTATGTTGAACTTGCTTGTATAAGTCCACTAAGTTGCTGTGGAGTTTCGCCGCCTGTAACTATGCCAGTGGCTTTTAACTGTGAGAGATTGCTAGTGTAAACATCTTCCATGACCAACGACTGCGTTGATGAATCATTTAAGAACTGAGTTAAATTATTAGTACCAGCTTTACCTGTCCAAACATTTGTATTTTTAAGTACTGATTCTAATTGTGTAGTTTGATTACCAAATCCATCTGTTACAGTTGCCGATGGATCTTTAAGATACTTGGCTGTGGTTCCTGGTTTTAAGTAACCTGTTTCTTCTAATTGTTTTGCTGAAACACCATATGTACCAATCCCTTTGTCTGTGCTTACCGTGGTAGCACTTTGTCCAACATCTTTGGCTTTTTGTGCTAACATACCTGTTGTTTGATCTTGATCTAAACTACCAACACCTTTAGTTGCCTGTGCCTGTTTAGCAAAGTCTGTGGTAGTAATTTGGTTAGTAGGTGTTTTACTTGCTACTTCATTGGCTTTAACTGCCACAGCAGGATTCAATGCTGTTACTGGTGGCTTACCTTGTGTTACAGAATTTTCAACACCTAGGTTATGATATGGCCACGGTTCATGATGTGGAACTCTGGTAGCAATAGTTTCAAGTTTGCTGTATTCTGTTGTCCAACCATTGTTATAAACAGCATCACTGACTTTGTTTTTCTTGTGTAGTCTATTAGGTTGTACACTGATACCACCACCATTGTTCAGGTTAACGATACCTGCTTTGATGTCTATCTTATCACCTGCTGTGTAACTACCATACTTACCAGCATCAATAGCAGTGCTGTTGTCACTGCGTACAGCTACAAGTTGTTTACTATACACAGACGCATAGTTAATACCAGTTACCAACATTTCATTTTGTGCTTCAAGTACAGTTGAATTTAAACTGCGTGTGTTTATGTTACGGCCTGCATACATGTTAATATCTTTGTCAGCATGAAAGTTCATACTTCCTTGTGTACGCATGTTAATAGAGTTTGTTGAAAATACATCAACAGTACCTTCCTTGCCTAGTTCAACCCATGATAATCCATTGGCATGAATAATGTACAAACACTCGCCATCATCACTCATTGTAATCTGATGACCTTGTGCTGTTCTAATTCTTACTAATTGGTCGTTACCTTCAAGGTCGCCATCATCTAGAACAATACTATGACCGCCTTCTCTACCTACAACTTTAATATCTTCGGATTTTATTTCTCCGCTCTTTAGTTTGCCTTTGATTTCTTGTACATCATCGCCTTTGATTTTAGCATAGATAGGTTTACCCGGAGTACTTACACCAAATACATTTGATGGTGACTCACGCTGTGCTGTTGACGTAATAGGACCTCTAACATTATCCTTAATAAGACCTTGACTAAACAAGTTAGCCGCTAAGAATTTATGTACTGGTTTTTCTCTATTGTAAAATTGAGGATCATCATTGATTGTAGGATCTTCATTGTTAATTTCTGTTACAGGAACTTGACTAGCACCTTGAACAAAAGGTTTGGCTTCTTCACCTGCTAGATATGTAGTTGCTGAACCAATAGCAGGTACCATATGATTTAAACTGTCTTCAGGAATACAGCCTACATAGTAACCGTTATTAGGATCGCCTGCTACAAAGAAACACAGTACTTTAGTACCAACGTCAGGCGGTGTAAACCACATACCATATGAATGTTTATTACCAATATATGCACCTGTGCCTTTTTTAGCACCCGAATGTTCTGTTGAACCAAAGAAAGGAGGCAAGTAGTTTACTGTTCTCCAGTTTGCTTCATCTTCTGCGTTAGGTCCTGCAAATTGTTCAATGTAAACTTGTAGTCGAGCAGATCGTGTAGGATCAATATTGTTTTTAACAATACCTATATATGGACCAGGAGTTGATGGCATCTGATTGCCAGTGCCATGTTTATACCCTTGGGTTTGTCCTTTACTTCTTATATGATCTTCAGCCATTGTTTATTAATTACCTTGTGTTTCGCCCCTGATGGGTAAAAAGTCAGGTGCTGTTGGGTTATCAGGTGTTATTGCCCGTTGCCCTGGTACACTGTTGCCATTATCAATAGGTGCAAAATTAGGACCTATAGGACCTGCTGTGTCATAAACACCTTGGCTGTTTTGTGCTACACTAATGGGTGTAAAGTCTGGAGCAATATCAGAATTTTGTGAAATAGCCGCTTCACCAGGAACTTTGTTGCCTGCTACACTAACAGGTGTAAAGTCAGGAGCCTGTGTATTATTATCTGTAATTGCACGACTACCAGGTACTTGGTTACCTGCGGCACTTACTGTTGAAGGTTTACGTTTAGCTGTTGGTGCTGTATTAGTTTCTCTGACTGTATCTGTTTCTTCTGGATCAAACTCACGTAATAATCCTTCCATAGTTTGTGTCATTGTACCACCACTAAACCTTGATGATACTTTGACTAATTTATAAATTAGATCTGAACTTGTTTGTCCACTACCATCAATAAATGTTGGGTCTTTAAGATCTGCACTGCCATCTTCTTTGTAATCTTCCATTGTTCGAAATCCAACCTGAACAAATATTTCACTGGCATCGTAGTTGATAGAACCGTCAGCTAAAAATGGCTCATAAGTATTGCCACTGGTATACAATATATCATTTTGTTGAATATAATCTGGATCACCTATAATTTCCATATTGAATTTCTGGAAGTCTACTGATGAATAAATTACATCAGCGGCCTGCATTGCCGCACTGGCATTATCGCCAGGTTGTCCGACACCACTAGTACCTGATTGATTAACAAATGCTTTAGATGTTGACTTTTGAGACTCAGGTGTAATTACCTGATCAGGCTGTTCAATTCTACCATCCATAGCAACAAAGTATGTTGCATTTAACTCTTGTTCATAATTTAATATTTCTGTGTTCTCACCTGTGAACCAATAGTTGTATTTTTTATGCACTCCTCTTAGAGGTGCTTTTGGAAAGAACGGTGAATAAGTGTCAACAATTTGTCTAGGTGAAATAATATATTCTATTTCATAAGCATAGTCGGCACGTTTATCATCCCATTCAATTGGTAATAATCTTACTCCAATACTATACCATTGTAAAAATTTGTTTTGTGCTGGATTAGGTTTAACTTCCCCTGTCTTAGGATCAATAAGATGTGTTTGCTGTTTGGTAATGTAATCACTCGATCTAATCATTATATCAAGAAATTGATGTAATGGCATTGGATTTACAGAATAAATTTGTCTAGTTTTGTCCATTGTTGTTGAGTTTAATAAAGCACTTGCCGCTTGTTTAGCACTGGCACTCATTGGAGTTTTATTTTTAACTTTTAACAGCGTGTCACTTGAAATACATTTTGCTTTACCTATATCACCGTTAAAGGTAACTTTATACTTGTCTGGATATTTGTATCCTGCTTTTTTTGCTAACTTTTTCTGTTGTTCATTCAACGCATCAATAATGCCTTTACTTTGTTGCGGTGTACCTGTAGCATTACCTTTAAGTATTCCAGGAGTTACTGTTGTTTCTGTTGTGCCAAATGGCGATGTTGCTGTTGTCTGGCTTGTAGACTGTGCTGGGGTGTTAGTAATATTACTGTTGGCATTAAACATGTCACCAAGTGTTTGTCCTACTAATTCTACATTAAAAGGAATCACTCCACGTTTAGCAGATAGTCCAATGTGATGATTTGGACATATTGCCTGACAGTCATATGTTACTGCGCCTTCTTTAACTCTGGTAAGAATTTTACTAAAAGTAAACGGAACAAATTTTGTTAATCTTATATCGTCTTCTTCAGATAACTGTTTGCCATTTTCATCAAACCCTTTGTACTTGATAACCATAAGGTAATGTTGTTTGGCTATTTCTGTCATTCCGTTGCTGTGGCATAGTTGTCTTAATTTTTTTAAGAAAGTATACCCCATTGGTTCAAGTATTTCAAATCTCATCTGAACAACATTGTGAGGCGCTTCATTCTGGCCTTCCATTAGTGTTTCTATTTCTAGATTGTCAATATATAAGTCTGGAAATATTACTTCTTCGTTTTGACTGTTACCACCACTTTGTAAAATCTTTTTTAGGCCTTGTGTACTTTTAGTTTGCTCTACTAACATCTTTTTATACTGTTCAGGAGTTTGTAGATACAAAGCAATATTATAAGTTAACTGTGCAAATTTAGATGTTGGATTAGGCTGTGCTTCAAACTTTTGAGAAAATGCTTTTGCTGTTGCTACACCACCTTTGGTTGACTGAATAAACTGACTGTCATCTACAACACTAGCACTGTCATCTGCTGATACAGAACCACCTTGTAATAAACTTGGAGTAACCTGTGCGGCTTCTGTTGTGCCATATGGTGATGTTGGTATTTGATCTGCATTTGATTGTGTAACAGTTGTTCCAGAGTTAGACTTTAAATGACTTGGATAAGGAGTTTGTGTACCTGCTTTATCAGCACCTGCTAGTGCATCATTATCTACTATTGATCCTGCTGATGTAGCACCTTGAGTTTCACCTCTAACTGGTGTAAAGTCAGGAGCAACACTGTCATTGGTTCCTGTGACAGCAGTTTCGCCACCTACTCCTGCTTGATCTACAACTGGAGTATAGTCTGGACCTAATTTATTATCAATTGCACTGATACGTTGATAACTTTCTTCTCGTCTTTGTTGAATTAAACTATTATTAGTTGTTATTTGGCTGTCGTATTCTGTAACATTAGATCTTTGAAATACTTCTGCTTCGTATTTGGCGTTACGTCCTTCCTGACTAGCAATACGTACATCATTTTTTGCATTGTATAAATTTTGGTTACTGCTTGATGGGTTAGCAATAACACCATCTGCTTTAGAAATGGCAGAGTCCATGCCTTTAATAGCATTGGTTTGTCTGTTTATTATTTTTTTAGCGTCTTGCTGTTTAATTGCCGCTCTTGCTTCAGCCGCTCCAGGACTATCATCATAAATTACAGTTGCCATATTATATTCCTAGTGCTGTTTTTAATGTTGTCATTTTTGGAAGATAAATTTTAATGCCTGTACGAAAATCCCAGATTGGATCTTTAATTGAATTTGGATTACGTTGAGCAAACACCCACCATAATCCAGGATCGCCATATAAGTCATAGGCTAACAAATCAGGACGGAATTGATATGTTTGATTAATTTCAATTATTTGATCATCGTTTTGTTTAGGGATAGGACGATCAGACATAATATCCAAGTAACCATCTGACTTAGGTGTTTCAAAATAAGGTGAGTTTGGTGAGTATTTTGCGGCCATTACCATTGTCCTCGCTGTGATAATCCTTTACCAGTTGCATAATCTCTAAGACTAAATTGTTTGCTTTGTTCTGCTCTTGTAACTACTGGTAACAATGTTAGACTGATTTCAATTTTAGTTGGTACATAACTTGCACCGGCTCTTGCTAGATTTGTTCCTTCGTTGGCTGTTTGGAATCCAGTTTCAGCACCAGGAGTAGCACCAATGCCAAACAATCTACCTATGCGACTAGCAATACCAAATATGCCAAAGTTGCCACCGCCGCCTTGTAGTTGACCTCTAGTTGCCTGTGCTTGAATACTACCTACTCCACCTGCTGATGTTCTAATATAGTCAACACCATCAGGTAATGCGTAATTAAATTGTGTTAACACTGCTTTATGAAAATTAAATTGATGCTGTCCAAAACCAGTTAATGCTAGTAATGGTGGTGGTGTTCCTCTGTTTTCGTCTTGCCCATAAAACATTTTTGTTGCTGAACGGAAGAAATGTATCATGGCCATCATATAGTCTGCTTCATCCACTGACTGTGCTGTAAATGTAGCATTAACCTGGACGTCACTGATTTCTGAACTTTGATAAAAGTACGTTGGATAATTAGAATGCACAGGTGATATCTTATCATAATTAGCACGATGATTAACCATAACGTTTGGTGTATATGGAAATATAACACCGTCTGTGGCTAATAAAGGTGATAATAAGCTAGACGTATCACCGTCTTTGTACAATACTTCACTGCCTGGCATTAGACCTATTCTAAAACGCCAATCTTCTGTTAATGCACGTTGTCCAATAGTAGGCGTGTTTTGTCTTGCTACTTGTACTTCTTCAGGTGACCATCCGCCGCCACCTGGTGTTGTAGGACCTGTGCCTGTAGGATTACTAAAGTCAGGACCAATTTGTTGGCCTTCTGTAATAGCGGCATCACCACCAATGGTTCCTGTACCACGTGTTTCACCGGCACCAAATTCAGGAGCAACTGGACCTGTGTATGCTACTGCATTATTTCCTGGAACTTGATTACCAAAGTTATCTGTTCTTAAATCTGGGCCAATTGGTTCTCCATAACTGATTGCACGATCACCACCAATACCACCACTCTGCACTGCTGTAAAATCAGGTTGTGGGGTAGCCGCAGTATAATCTACATTATTAGTACCTTGACCTAGTCCTCTGTCTACTTGAAAGTTAGGTGCTAGTGTTTGTTCACTACGTAATAAATTGTATTCCGTAGGTGTAAAACTTGTACCCGCAGGTTGGTTAGTAGGTAAGTCTTGTTCTACACCTACTTGTATTGCTGGAGTTGTAATTGGATCTTGTGCCATTCTTATTCCTCGTTATACTACTATTTATTTGAAAAATAATAACCCACTATAATTGCTAAACCAAAAAAGGTTGACAGGGGTTGTTTTACATGTATAATTAATAGTATCTTAATTGGAGAATACAGCCGTGGCAGAACAAAAAATTATGAGAGGTGGACGTAGAGTCAACTATCTTAACAACAGAGACATTCTCGCAGAAATACACAAATCAAAGAAAACATACTGCAAATATCTTAATAAAGAAACAGATTCAGACTACGATATTATTGTGCAAGACATTAAGAAAATTAATAAAGCACGTATCAAAGAAGCACGTCAAGCACGTATTGATCGTATGAAAAAGGAACAAGGTATTATTGTAGAACCTAAAGACATAGCAGATCAGGATTTAGTATTTCGCGTTATGACCTGGGAACATATTCCTATGGTAGACAAAAAGCCAACTAAAGCACAATTAAAAAAACGTGCTAAGTTAGAAGAAATGTTTGATGACATTGATGAAGCCAGAGAAGATGAAGACTACGGCATCGATGATCAAGTACATGCCAAAGTTAATTTTCCTCCGTTCCAACACTATAAAGTAGACGACGAGGGTAAACCATATAAAGTAGGACAAAGTCATTGGAAAGGTACATTTGAGAATGGCGAGTTTTCAAAAGACCACGGCGAAATGACTATGAAACTAGCCAACATGTTTATTAAACTATGTGAGCGTTATGCTACTAGATCAAACTGGCGTGGTTATACCTATAATGAAGAAATGCGTGGACAGGCGCTACTTCAACTAAGTCAAATTGGTCTACAATTTGATGAATCAAAATCACAAAATCCGTTTGCTTATTATACAGCGGCCATTACTAACTCGTTTACTCGTGTGCTTAACATCGAAAAGAAAAACCAAGCAATTAGAGATGACATTTTAGAAATGAACGGATTGAATCCAAGTTGGACACGTCAGAATGAAGGCATGGATGACGGTGATCCAGACGGCCCACAAAAAGTAAAAGTAACAACTGTTAAGCCAAAAAAGTCGACAACAGCAGACTAGTCCTGTAAACTAGTCTGTATTAGTTTTATTCATAAAGGAAGGTATGAGTAATTTATTTAAAAAGGCGGCTGTCCTTACAGATATACACTTTGGACTAAAGTCTAATTCAACTACACACAACGAAGACTGTCTAGGTTTTGTAAAATGGTTTATTGAAAAAGCCAAACAAGAAGGTTGCGAAACCTGTATCATGATGGGCGACTGGCACAACAACCGTGCCGCCATTAACATAGTCACACTCAATTATAGTTTAACAGCAATAGAACTCTTAGGTGATGCTTTTGATCGTGTGTTCTTTATTCCTGGTAATCACGACTTATACTACAGAGACAAGCGTGACATACAGTCAGCAAGTTGGGCAAAACATATCAAGAACGTACACATTATGAATGACTTTTATTCAGAGGGTGATGTACAGTTTATACCTTGGCTAGTAGGAGACGAAGCAAAGAAAGTTAAAAAGATGGAAGGTAGATATGCTTTTGGGCATTTAGAGTTACCTCACTTCTTTATGAACGCTATGGTACAGATGCCAGACACAGGTGAGATACAGCGTGAAGACTTTCGTGGCTTAGAACAAGTTTATACAGGACACTTTCACAAACGTCAAAGTCACAACAATATTATCTATACTGGTAATTGCTTTCCTCACAACTATGCAGACGCAGGCGATGATGACAGAGGTATGACTATTATTGAATGGGGTAAAGATCCTGTGTATCATTCTTGGCCTAATCAACCTAGATATCGTGTCTATAACTTAGATGAAATGTTAAACAATCCAGACGAACTTCTTAAAGAAAAGATGCACATCCGTGTAAACTTGAATATTGATATCAGTTACGAAGAGGCTAGTTTCATTCGTGAAACATTTGTAGGCAAATACAATCTAAGAGAACTTACACTTATTCCAGTTAAAAAAGATATCATGGAATCGGTAGCAGAACCAGGTGAGTTAAAGTTTGAATCAGTTGACACAATAGTAACAAATCAGTTAACATCAATTGAATCAGATCATTATGATCCTAAACTATTATTAGAAATTTACAGAGATCTTTAATGAGAATATATGTATCTGGTGATAGTTTTACCTACGGCGACGAATTAAAAGATCGTACTGTTTCAAGTTGGCCTAACCTATTAGCAAAAAAACTTAATGCAGAAATGGTAGATACTTCAATGAGTGGCTCTAGCAATGAGCGTATATTGTTTCATACTACACGTCACTTCGCTGAAGATTTTGATTTTTATTTTATATCCTGGAGTGAACCTAATAGATATACATTTGTTCGTGCAGACGAGTCTGAAGAAGAAGTAGCGTTTGTTCCTACACTGTTTCATCCTGTGTTTGGCAAAGAATCCTTCTTTTGGGACTGGGGCAGAACTTTATATGCCGAATGGTGTAACAGCCACTATAACTTTAAACGTTTTTTACAGCAGATAATACACTGTCAGAATTTATTAAAAGATAAAAACTATCTAATGATTCATACGTTTCCTGGTCAGCTACAAATTTGGAAAGCAAGTCAAATACTAAAATATCTCAATGACTTTCAGATGTTAAAACATAAGTCTGATGCCGAAAAACTTGCAGAAGCAGAAGAAATACAGTATTATTATAACTTAATAGATTGGAGCAAATTTTATAGTCCAAATAACGATATATGGAATCTTCGACAATTATGTCAAGATTTTCCTATAGGCCCAGGAGGACACTTCTTAGAAGAAGGTCACAACCACGTGGCTAATTTAATGTACGAATATGTTCAAACTAAAAACACTAACAGTTAAAAACTTTATGAGTGTGGGTAATGCCACACAAGCAGTTAACTTTGATCGTAGAGACCTAACACTAGTTCTTGGTGTTAATATTGACCTCGGAGGCGATGATAGTGGCGCTAGGAACGGTACTGGTAAGACCACTATCATCAATGCCCTTTCATACGCATTGTTTGGTCAAGCACTGACTAACATTAAACGTGATAACTTGATCAATAAAACTAACTCAAAAGGCATGTTAGTTAGTTTAGACTTTGAACATGAAGGACAAACATATAAAATAGAACGTGGGCGTAAGAAAAACGTCATGCGTTTCTTTGTTGGTGATGACGAGCAAGAAATCACAGACATGGCACAAGGCGATAGTCGAGAAACACAAAAGGCTATCGAAAGTATGTTGGGTATGAGTCATGAAATGTTCAAACACTTAGTAGCCTTAAACACTTATACTGAACCTTTCTTAAACTTACGTGCTAACGATCAAAAGGATATCATTGAACAGTTACTTGGTATTACAATGCTGAGTGAAAAAGCAGACGCACTTAAAGAACGTTTAAAAGAAACTCGAGATCGGATCAAAGAAGAAGAAATAAGAATTGATGCTCAACGTGATGCTACCGAAAAGATGAAAGAACAAGTAGAGTCAATGAAGCGTAGACAAACTATGTGGGCTAACAAAAAACAAGAAGACATTGATAATTTAATTAGTGCTATTGAAAACTTAGAAAAGATTGATATTGATTTAGAACTTGCTAGTCATAAAGAGTTGGCTAAGTTTAATCAAAGTAAAAAAGACCACGATGACATTACAGATGCTATTGCAAGAACAGAACGTGATCTTAAACGTGAAGAAGGTAATGTAGTTAAACTAGAACAAGACATACAATTATTAAAAGAACACAAGTGTCATAGTTGTGGGCAAGAAATACACGACGACAAACACGTAGCACAGTTAGAAGAAAAACAAGCAACACTAGTTAGAGTCCAAGACGATGTAAACACCTACACAGAGAGCTTACAGCAACTTACAGACGCATTAAATGACTTAGGTGACGTTGGCTTTGCTCCAGAAGTATTCTATCCCAATGAATCAGATGCTTTTGAACATAAGAATTCAATTACTACACTAGAAGCACAGTTAAAATCAAAACAAGACGAAGCTGATCCATATGTTGAACAAATTAAAGAAATGGAAGAAACTTCAACACAAGAACCTAGTTACGAAGAAATTAATACTCTTACTAAACTAAGAGAACATCAAGAATTTTTACAAAAACTATTAACTAATAAAGATTCATTTATTAGAAAACGAATAATTGATCAAAATCTAAGTTATCTTAACGCACGGTTAAGTTATTACCTTGACAGGATCGGACTTCCACACACAGTCACCTTCCTAAACGATCTGTCAGTGGAAATTACAGAACTTGGCCGTGAGTTAGATTTTGACAATTTAAGTAGAGGTGAACGTAATAGACTGATACTTTCACTGTCATGGAGTTTCAGAGACGTCTATGAAAG